TTAATTTTGCAGCCTGTCCGAATCGTTTTGCCGCAGGCAACCCCCGTTTTGCCGCAGGCAATCCCCGTTTTGCCGTAAGCAATCCCGGCGCCGCAGGCAAAGCGGCGGCAAAAAGCATATCCGCAATTTTTTCCGGTTTCGTGTTGCCTTTCGTGTTGCATTTTTATATTTGTGCTGTGTTTTGCGCTGTCTTTTTAACGAAAATATTGCCTTTTTAGTAAATGATTTTTGTTTTACGAAAGGAAAAGAATCGCCGAAAACCGCGATATACAGGGGGAAATAAGCAAAAACGCCGCAAGTGCGGCGTTTTGTGTTTGGTGGAGTAGCCCCATCAAAATCCGAACTCAGCGCCGATTCGATCTCGTCAAGCGAAATTGTCTGCGTCCCATGTTGATAGTTGTAGGTCAAGACCAGTTTATCATCGAACACATACACGGCGTTTACAAATGTATCAATCAAGCGTTTCTGAAACTCACGGTTTGCTGGATCGCCATGACGGAACTGCTCAAACCATGCCGTCATCTGTTCGCGGGTAAGCTTTGGCTTTTGCAGTTCAGCAGTCTGGATATTCACAAGGATTTCTTCTTTTCGTGCTTCCAGCTCGTCAAGCCGCTGTTTGGTGGACGGCGTGAAAATGCCCTGCTCGATTGCTTTCAGAATGTTTCCAATGGAGGACTCGGTTTCCGCAAGCTGTGAACGAAGCGCAGGGGTTGTTGTGTCTTCTTGCTCCTGCATAACAAGAATTGCATCGATGAGCCTGTTAATCTTCTCTTCATCCATGACGCGCTGCATGGTCAGGTGGACAACAACACGTTCAATCCAGTCTTTGCGAACAGCCTTCTTGTCGCAATCCTTCAGGCGCTTCGCACCGCTGCATTTGTAATAATAGTGCATAGCGCCGGTATGGCTCTTGCCGCTTTCACCAACCATCATGCGCTCACACTTACCGCAGAACAGCTTTGTTGTCAGCAGATAGTCCTCTTTTGCTTTTGCCATCGCTGGTGCATGGCGGTTCTTCTCCATGCGTTCCTGCACACGGTTGAACAGGTCTTCCGGAACGATAGCAGGAACGCCGCCCTCAATTACAACATCCTGATAGCGATACTCGCCAATGTATTTGCGGTTTTTCAGCAGAGCGCTGAAACTATTGATATTGAACGGTTGTCCCTTCTTCGTTCTGAGCCCACGGGCATTGAAATCCTCAACAATGGAACGAACCGTTTTGCCGTCAGCATACTTTTCAAATATCTCAACCACTAATGGTGCGGTCACGGGATCAATCACAAGCTTCTGTGCTTTCTTGTCCAACAGATAGCCGAGCGGAACGCCACCGCCGTTGTTTTTCCCTTTCAGCGCGTTCTCTTTCTGTCCACGATGGATCTTTTCTGATAACTCGGCAGAATAGAACTCGGCATAGCCTTCCAGCATTGCTTCCAGAATGATTCCTTCCGGACCTTCGGAGATATGCTCTTTCGCAGAAACAACCTTCACACCATTCTTTTTCAGAATGTGCTTGTAGTGCGCGCTGTCGTAACGGTCACGGGAAAAGCGGTCGAGCTTCCATACAAGGACAATCTCAAACAGCTCTTTTGCGCTGTCCTTGATCATGTGCTGGAACTCCGGTCGATCTGCTGTTTTTGCAGATAATGCCCGGTCAATATACGTTCCAACAATGGTCATGTTGTTGCGTTCAGCATATTCCCTGCACTCGCGGAGCTGACCTTCAATGGATTCCTCGCGCTGGCTATCTGAGGAATAGCGGGCATAGATAACAGCATTCATTCTTCATCACCCTCATCGCTTTCGCCGCTTTCCAACGCAAGTTCTGTCAATTCACGCAGCTTATTTTGCAGGAGCGTCTTGTCAGGAAGACAAAGCCTATAATCTGCAACGAGTGTGGGCGACATACTGCGGCTTAGAGCATACTTGTGGCTGTATGACAAAGAGGGAAAAGAGAAAGCAAACGAATATCTGCGCAGTCTGCAAGATACTCTTGCTTACAGAGCAGGTGAAGCCGTTTCCAAAAATATAGACAATATGTCCGGCGGCAATCAGGCGACGCGGGATGTCCTTAATGCTTTGTACGCATTGCCCGCAGGCGTAAACGCATGGGCGAACGGCTTGATGCAGGCGGGAGCGATGCTGACGGGGCAGACGCTTGCAGTAGACCCGTGGGCAGTGGCACATAGTCTCAACCGGGAAAAAGGCTCGGATGTCGGCAATGTATTTTCCGATCTAAGCTATACATTCGGCAATATGGCGCCGTCAATGGCAATCGGTGCGGCAACCGGCAGCGCAATTGCGGGCGATATCGCGCTGGGGCTTTCGTCTGCCGGTAACTCCTACGGCGACGCAAGGCGCGAAGGCTACGATCAGGGACAGGCTATGGTTTACGGGCTTGTAAACGGCACCCTCGAAGCCGGTATGCAGTATCTTCTGGGCGGCATAAGCAATCTCGGTGGCAAAGCAGCGTCCAAACTGAGCAAGCATGCGACCTCGTACCTGAACAAGCTGTCCAATGCCGGAGCACGCGCCGTGCTGCAAACGGGAAGCAAACTTCTAACATCTATGGGAAGCGAAGCAACAGAGGAATATCTGCAGTCAGTGCTCGATCCGCTTGTGCGCAATATCATTCTGGGCGAGGATAACGACTTTTGGGCAGGATTTACCTCTGAGGACGCGCTGTACAGTGCATTGCTGGGTGCATTGTCCGCAGGATTGCTGGAAGGGCCCGGAATTATTGTCTCTTCTGTGAATGCCAACAAGATCGGCAAGAGAGCGTTTGAAAACGGCAGCTGGGAGGGCGCCGTGGATTACGCCATGCAGCTGGACCCGGAGAGTGAGCCGTATAAGCTTGCCAAAGCCCTGCGCGACGGCACAATAAAGGCGGACGGCAACAATGTAGGCAACCTCTATACCTCGCTTTCCGAATACATGGCGGAGAGTAAAAAGCTGGTGCGCAAGGGCAAAATGACGACCGACCAGTATACATCCACCGCCGCTGCCATTGACACGATATATCAGGCTCGGCTTGCCGCGCAGCATCAAAGCACTCCTGCAGCCGCGGAAACGGCCACAGGAGCGGATATTCCGTCCGTATTGAACAATGATATATACCAAGAGGTAAAAGCCGTAGAAACGGACGGAAAGGCCGCTGTACGCGAAGCCAACATAATAGCCCGGATTGCGGACGGAGACAAGAGCGTGACCGGCAGCCAGATAGATTCCGTGGTAAATACCAACGCCAAGACGCGGGAGATCGTCTCCTCGCGCCTCAGAGTGGATCTGGGCAACACCAACGCCGAAGCCCGCAGGGCGGTAAAGCAGTACATGGATACTGTTTCTTCAACGAAAACTGCGGCGAACACAAACACACAGACCGCGCAGACCGAAACGGCAAGCACCGCACCGAAAACCGAAGAAGAGACGCGCGTACAGGCCGTGCGTCAGGAAGCCGACGCCATCACCAAAACGATGGGAACGGAGGGGCAGGCGGTGTACAAGCAGTTCACCGCGAACATGAAGCTCGGTGATTCCCTTGTATACGCCACCGAGGCAATGTTCCGCTTCTACAATCAGGGCGTCAATGCCGAGAACAGCAAGCACCCGTCCAAGAAATTCCGGGATATTCCGGGATATGAGGGCATATCCGCCGAAATGAAGCAGGCGGCCTACAACGCCGGGCGCGTCGATGTGCAGGCGAAATCCGGCAGCATTGCCGAAATTGTCACCAAGACCAAAGAAACGGCGGAAAAAGCGGCGCAGCAGCAGGCGGAAATAAAGAAAAATGCGAAGGCCTCCAAAGTGAACATAAAAGAGCTTGCGCCGTCTGCAGGTAAATGGTCCGTTGACCCCAAGATAGACATGAACGCCCTCACCACCAAGCAGATCGCCGCGGTAAGCTATCTGAAGGCCGTCAGCGAGGTTTCCGGCATGAACATAACCCTTATGTCGGGCGTGGATGTAACAGGCGCGTTCTCGGTGGAAAACGGGCATTACGACGGTGTAACCAATACCCTGTATGTTTCCGTCAATGCCGGCATGCAGAGCATTACCGATATAACCGGCAGCGCCATACTGAAAACGGCGTCGCACGAAATAACGCACTATATAGCCGCCTCCGGCACGCAGACCTATTCCCTGCTTGAGGATTATGTTCTGTCCAGGTTTACGGAGCAGTACGGCGAAAAGAGCGTGGATAACCGCATAGAGGATATACAGGAGCAGTATAAGGATCAGGTGGGTAAAGAGCTTACCCGCGAACAGGCAAAGGAAGAAATGGTGGCTGCCGCCTGTGAAATGATGCTGAAAAACAGCGAAGTGTTTGAAAAGCTGGCGCGGCAAAACCTGTCTCTTGCGCAGCGCATAAAGGCAGGGCTTGACGGCTTTATTAAAAAGCTGTCCGCCAACAGGAAAGCCGCCTTTGAAAACCTTGACGCCACCAGCCCCGAAGCCCGCGCCATAGCGGCAAGCGAAACCAGCCTTAAGGAAACACAGAAGCTGTGGGACAATGCGCTTAAGGGGGCGATAAAGGAGAACGAAGGAGGGCGCGCGGGGAAAGATACCATGCTTGAGCTGCGTGACGAAGGGCGCTACAACGCCGAGTACGAAAAGCCTTTAACCTCAGAAGATGTGGAAACCCTGCACTCCATAGGACGCAAGAACATAAAAGACTTCACAAGCGAGGACATAGCAAAGACACAAAAATGGGCGTATAAGTTCTACCGTGAATTGGGCACAAAATCCCCGTTCTTCCGCGCGTCGTTCGGCGAATGGCGGGCGTATGACACAAGCAAAGTGAAGAGAATATCAGTATCTAACATCAATCTTGATGAGGCGCTTGCGGCTATGCAGAGGGGAACCGTCAAGAATACCGATTCAAACTGGAATATAAATGTTGGTTCATTGGGGGCAAAAGATACAATTAGCCATTCAGGGCGTGAGAAGATCTCCGCAAAAATGCTTTCAGAAATTGATCAGATTATTGAAAACGCCGTACTTCTGGATACCGAGACTTCTCAAAGAAGCAGCAATAACAAGCATAACGATACTGCATGGATGCACAAACTCTATGCCTTTGTGGACTATAACGATACGCCGTATATAGCAAAGATAACGGTTGAAGAATATGGGGTAAACGAAAGCGCCCGAAGATTTTATAATCTTCGAGGTATAAAAATAGAGCCAATCGGCGGCGCCCCAGATGTGAAAACATCTTACGGCACAATGCCAGTCATTGACTCTACTACCAGTATAGCCAATTCGCCTAACGGTATTCTCTCCGTTTCCGAAGGCTTAACCGATGGCAAATCAGCCACTGCTAATAATACAGTAGCTGCCCTGTATAATTTTGTCAAGCGTTTTGACAAAGATTTTTCTGCCGGCGCTGCTGCGAACCCAATACTGCTGAACAAAGACGGCACGCCGAAGGTGTTTTATCACGGAACACCGTTTTTCGGATTTAATGAGTTTCACGATTCCGCAAACGGAATATACCTCACCGACAGCCTTGATGTTGCAAGCACTTATTCCGGCAGCGAAGGGGTTCGTTCCGTCAGCAATGCTGAATATCATGACATAGACAGCATGAATGCCAAAGAACTTGCAGAATTTCTGAACAAATATGGAGACTACAAGGAGGATACTCACTATCGATATGAAGCGACCGGGAACAATAAGATTACGCTCTTTCGCTCGACGACTGAAATCGACACATACAATCTGAGTGATGCACGCTCTGTTGCATACGAACGCACCCGACCCTCAAGGGGAAACTATGCAGTCTATGTTTCGGCTAACAACATACTCCAAGTGCCTACACGGTTTAGTCGGGGCATAAAACTCCCCGCAGAATTGCGCGCTGTTGTTGCGGGAATGGAAATGCAAATTGCATCCGAGGGATACAGCACTTCGGAAATAGCTCGGTTTGCAAAAAAAGCGGGCTATGACGGGGTCATATTCAAAGGCATAGAGGATATCGGCGTTAATTACAAGAATGTTGCTCCTGCTGACACTCTCGTTGTATTCGACCCCACGCAGATCAAATCCGCGACGGACAACATCGGCACCTTCGACCGGAATAACCCGGATATTCGGTACGAATTGCGGGATAATCAGGGCAGAGAGCTGACACAGGCGCAGGCGGAGAAATTCAAGGACAGTCAGGTGCGGGACAAGGACGGACGGCTGAAAACCGTATATCACGGCAGCTCTGCCGTATTCAATGTGTTCTCCGCCGACTTCATGAGCCAGCACGGCAGCTCCGAGGGACAGGGCTTTTATTTCACGGACTACAAGGACATGGCGGAAGGCTATCAGAAAAAGGGCGGACAGCTGCTTGAAGGCTATCTGAACATTACAAACCCGCTGAGCGACAGCGAGGTAACGCTTTCCGCGCCGGAGGTAAAACGGCTGCTTAAGGCATTAGACCCCACAGGCGACGATGTAATACTGAATTACGATTCGCAGGGCGGTATGGGCTACCCCTCCAAAGCGTGGTATAACCGGGCGCTTGCCGATACCGTAAACATGATTATGAGCACCAGCGAAAGCGACAGCGAGATATTGGCGGAGATAGCCAATGCGGGCGCAGGCAGCGGGAATGTTATGGATACCGTGCGTAAGGTGCTGGGCTATGACGGTTACATTGTAGAGGGCAAATACGACAACGCCAATGTGTATGTGGCCTTCGGCAGCGACCAGTTCAAGAGCTTTGATAACAAAACGCCGACATCTTCGCCGGACATTCACCTTGAGCTGCGCAGCGATGAGAACCAGTTCAACCCGCGCAAGGAGCTTTCCAACCTTTTTATGCAGATAGCGCAGAACGAGCAGGAAAAGAAGTCCCTGCGCTCGTATCAGGCGGCAATACACGAGCTGAACAATACGGAAATAGAGATATCCAAGCTGCAGCAGGAAATGCAGGGCACGGACAAGCTTAAAAGCCCGCAGAAGTATTACGAGCTGCAGAACAAGCTGCGGCAGGCGGAAGCCAAGCTGAACCGCTACGACGGACGGCTTGTGCAGCTGGAAGCCACTAAGCCCATGAAAGACCTTATAGCCCGCCGCGAGCAGCGGTTGAAGGAGCAGTTCGCACGGTCCAGCACCACAAGGGCGAAGTACAGGAACAACATCAAAAAGAACATCCGCAGCCTTGACAAAAAGCTGCGCACCAACAGCGGGCAGAAGCATGTGCTGCTGGAATTGCAGCCCGTTGTGGCGCAGCTGCTGAATGTGTTCACGGAAAACACCAGCGTATTCAAGAAGGAGCAGCTGGCAAGGCTGCGGGAGATATACGCTAAGTTCAGCCCCAAAGCCGACAGTAAGATATCCTCTACCGAAAAAGAAGTTACCCGGTGGAAAAGCACTGCGGAGTATTCCTCGGCATACAGCGAGATGATCTACGACCTCATAGAAGAAGTCAGACCGCTGGTGCAGGGCAAACGGCTTATCGATCTGGACACCGAGCTGCTGGCCGCCGTGAACGACATCGTGAGCAACATTAACAAGATGGTGAATCAGGCGGATGAAATGTTTATCGCCGGGCGTGCGGAATCCCTGCGCGAGATCAGCGAAAACACCATGCGCGACATGGAAAACTCCGGCTACGGGCAGAAACGCAACCCCCGTGCGGAAACCAACCAGCCCGCGCAGAATATGAAATCCTTTTTCAGCTACAAGAACGCAATGCCGGTGTATGTGTTTGAACGGCTGGGCGATACGGCGGTGGAAAAACTGTGGGATCCGCTGCAGGCGGCGGCAGGCAAGAAAGCCCGTGAGGAAGTGGCCGACCGCGAATATTGGCAGGGGCTGCGCAGCAAGTACAACCACAAGAGCTGGGACAACAACGGGCGCCTCGTGCAGCTGGAATCCGGGCGTAAGATATACCTTACGCCGCAGGAGGCAATGTCCATATACGCATTGGATAAGCGCGAAGCGACGCATAGGACCGTGGGCGGCAAGAACATAAAGCACCTGCAGGGCGGCGGCATATCCTTCCCCGAGGCGGCTAAGATAACCGTTAAGGAAGCAAACGGCAAGACCCGGACGGAGTACAGGCTGGCCACCAGCGGCGGCATGCGGCTTACCGAGGGCGACATAAAGACCATCGGCGGGCTGCTGACGCAGGAGCAGCGTGCTTATGCTGACGATGTGGTGAAATACTTATCCACAACCATAGCCGACCGGGGAAACGCCGTGAGCCGTGAACTGTACGGTATCAACATCTTCAACGAGAGCTATTACTTCCCCATTACGGTGGATGATACTTTCCTAAAGAAGAATATTACCGGGCAGATACAAAAGCTTATCCGAAACGCCGGTATGACAAACGCACTTACGCAGGACGCGAGCAAGCCCGTATATGTAATGGATTTCGACAGCATAGTGGCACAGCACCTGCTGCAAATGGAGGCCTACGACACACTGGCTATACCGCTGGACAACTTCCAAAGATGGCTGAATTATGAATCCTACGGTTTTGACGCAAAGGGCAAGCGCACCTATAACGACAAGACCGTATCGCAGACGCTTAAGGATGTCTACGGCAAGGAAATGCAGGAGTATATCAACAACTTCCTGACCGATGTAAACGCCGCAAGCTCCCGTGCAACCAATGACGGATTGCTGGACAAGGCAATAGGTGTATTCAAAAAGAACGCCGTTTTGGCGTCGCTTTCCGTGGCAATACAGCAGCCCTCGGCAATCGGGCGTGCGCTGCTGTACATCGATCCGAAATACTTTGTCGGCGAGGGCGCGTTAAAATCGTGGAGCAAAGCGAACCTTGAGGAAATGATTAAGTATTCCGATACGGCATTTATCAAGGAAAACGGCGCCTTCGACCCGGCAGTAAGCCGCGGGGCGCTGGAAAAAATGCTCTACGAAGAGCCGGAAACGGTAAAGGAAAAAATAAAGGCGCTTATCTCAAAGGACAGCACATACCGTGACAATATCGCGGGCTGGCTGCCCGGCGTAATGGACAGTATCACATGGCGGACGCTGTGGATGGCCATAAAGAACGAAACGGCGGACGCGCACCCGGAACTGAGCCGCACAAGCGAGGAATTTTTGCAGATCGCCGGTAAGCGAATGGACTATGTGGTAAACCGCACACAGGTGTATGGTTCCATGCTCTCCAAGAGTGAGCTCATGCGCTCAAAGAGTGCGCTGATGAAAATGACCACAGCATTTATGAACGAGCCGACGACCGCTTACAACATGCTTTATCACGCGGCGGAGAAACTGGCCGTAGCCAAAGGCACGGCGAAAAAAGCGGCGGCCAAGCACCTTGCGCGCGCGGTGGCGGCGTTTGTTACCGCCACGGCGTTTAACGCCCTGCTCAAGAGCCTTGTAACGGCTGCGCGCAAGGATAGCCCGGACGGCGAGGACGACAAGACCTACATCGAGTGGTACGCCGGCGAAGTGGTGGGTAACTTCTTTGACGACCTGAACCCCATCAAGCTGCTGCCGGTCCTGCGCGATGTGTTCTCCCTGCTTGAAGGCTACGATGTGGAGCGAAGCGATATGGAATCCATATCCAAGCTTATTGATGCAGGAAAGGCCATCGTGGACGGCAACGCAAGCCTTGACAAGAAACTGGAAAAGCTGCTCATAGCCGTAGGCGTGGCGACCGGAATACCGCTCGAAAACCTTATCCGCGACACAAAAGGCTTACGGAATGTCATAATGGATATTGCCGACGGCTGGCAGACAACGGCGGAGGGCGCAGGCAATGCGGCAAAATCCGGGCTGCCGTTTGCACAAGAGGACGAGGGCAGCATAAACGATAAACTGTTCCGGGCGTACATGAATCAGGACGAAACGGCAATAAAGCGCTACGAACAGGCCGTAACCGAGCGTTTCAACAAGAAAAAGAGCGCGGGCGGGTATACAGGCTACGACAGCGCGGAGTATTATATCCGCAAAGAAATGCGCTCGCGGCTGGCGCATACCGACGAAATAAAGGCGGTATACGACGCAGCCGCTGCCGGAGATCTCCAAGCATACAAGGCCGCCGTAAAGACGCTGACGGACAGAGGATTCAAGGAAATCGATGTCCTTGACGCCAAGAGAACCTACGCAAACAACCTGAAAAAGGCTGCCGAAACCCCGGTGCAGGACACAACCGCAACGGAGCAGCCGGAGGAAGAAGCCGCCGTATTTGACCGTGAAATGTTCACCGCCGCGCTGGAAAACAACGACGGCAACGACCGGCAGATAATAGAGCAGCAGCTTGAAGGGCTGACGCCGCGCAGTGAGGAATACAAGGACAAAGCGGCCAAGCTGAAAAGCCGCATAACGGCGTACCTGAAGCCTAAGTATCAGGACGCTTTCCTCGCCAATGACACGGCTACAATGCTGCGCATATCCCGTCAGCTGCAAACATACAGACAGTACGGGATAGTGTACAATGCGGAGATCCTGACGCAGTGGCGCAAGGCGGCGCGGACGGACAGGAAATAATTGCCTAAGGGTGGGGAGATATCCCCGCCCTGTTTTGTTATAATGCCGTCAATGAAAAATTTACGCCCGAAACACAGCTGCGTTACGGGTGAACGGAGGATTTTTTATGGAGACCTTAACTCTTATAACGCAGATAGCTGCGGCCGTAACGGCCATATCGTCGGCGGCATTGGTGCTGATAAAGCCCATACGGAACAAGGCTTTCGGTATGCGGGACATTTACAGCGGGCAAAAATGCCTGCTGCGCGCGGAAATGCTCAAGCTGTACTACAAGCATTGCGACACGCAGACGATACGGCAGTACGAATCGGAGAATTTCACCTACATGTACGAGGCCTATAAAGCGATGGGCGGAAATTCTTTCATTGACACAATTTACAACGAGGTGCGCACATGGCGCATCGTAAGCTAAAAAAGGAGAGAGAACAACATGAGTGAATTTGTATCTGTGCCGGCAATAGTGGTGCTGGTGTATCTTGCGGCCTATTTCATAAAGCTTATTCCGGGCGAGACCGTCAATCGGATGCTGCCCGCGCTGTGCGGGGTTTTGGGGCTTATACTGGGCATTGTGTGCTATTTCACGCTGCCCGGCTTTATCCCTGCCGAAAACTGGCTGACGGCTGCGGCGGTGGGCATTGTATCCGGCTTTGCGGCAACCGGTGTGAACCAGATATACAAGCAGGCAAGCAAAGGCAAGGCGGCGGAAATAAAAGAAGATGATGAGCCGCAGGACGGTGAAGGCAATGCTTGAGGAATTTATAGCCTATCTTGAGGACGAGATAGCACGCGGCAGTATTTATGTTCTGGGGGCGCAGGGACAGCGTGCGCCCTTTTCCGAGGCGTGGCTCAGGGAGCGCGAGCACGGAGACGAAACCAACATAAACAGGGACAAGGCGCTGCTGGAAAAGCGGGTGAAGGAAGGATACAAGCTTACCGACATAGGCGCGTTTGACTGCTCCGGGCTGGGTATGTACTGGCTGCAAAATGTGAAAAAGCTGTACCCCGGCGATCTGAACGCCAACGGCATGAAGGGCAAGTGCGCAAAAATAGCGCGGGACAAGGTGCGCCGCGGGGACTGGGTATTCGTGGTGAACGGCGGCGGGCGGGCAACGCATATAGGCTTTGCGCTGGATTCCGACACGGCAATAGAATGCCGGGGGCGGGATTACGGCGTGGTAAAAACAAGCGTTTCCCTGCGCCCGTGGAACTGGTTCGGGCGACCTGAGCTGTTCCGCTACGAAATAGAGGGCTATACCGTCACCCGCGAGCTTAAAAAGGGCGATAAGGGCGAGGATGTGAAGGCGCTTCAGCACCAGCTTATCCTGCACGGCTTTGCCATGCCGAAATACGGCGCGGACGGCTCTTTCGGGGGCGAGACGCACAAGAGCGTATGTGCGCTGCAAAAGAGCCTTAAACGCCCCGAAACGGGCATTGCGGGCAAGGCGGAGATTGAAGCGCTGCACCTTGTGTGGAAGCAGGAGGAGCAGCCCGGCACTGATTATGAGGCACTGTACACGCAGACCAAGCGCGAGCTTGAACGCACCGAAGCCGAGCTTGTGAAGCTGCAAGTCGCGTATGATGAAGTCATGAGCGCGGTCGAACAGGCAAGACGGATTCTTAACGATGTATAATTATGCATTTTCAGTTGGTTAGTAAGAATACCCATCTGACAAGAAAAGGAGCGGCTTGAACCGCTCCTATCTTTTGTGACACACCCCTGCATTACATCCCCATGCACAGCAGCCGGAATGTTTCCCGGCCTTTCGGCGTTACAAGGGTCTGCACGCCGCTCCACTCGGTTTTGGGATTGTACTGCTCCTTTATTTCGAATAAGCCCGTGTTCTTGCCCTCATACGGCAGCAATTTGCCCTTTTTATCACGGTAAAGGTATTTCTGCTCCACCAGCCAGTTTACGAACCGTTTCGGGGCTATTCCGAGCTCCTTTGCCGTTTCGCGGAAGTTGGTTAAAAGGTTGCGGTCAACCAATTCATCAAAATACTGCGCTCTGGGCAATAATATCTGATTCTGCACCGTCAGCTCCGAATTGGCGCAGCTTAATTCATTTATGCGGGCATCGCGCTCCGCAAGGGTCTGCTTTGCTACCAGCAGCGCCTTTGCCATCAGCTCCTCCGGCGAAAGCGTTTCCTGTCCGGCTATGTACCCGCCTGTTTTGCGGATACTGGGGAGCACTTCGGAAGTTACCCACCGTTTGAATTGCTTTGCGGTTGATAACTTGCTGGACATAACAAGGGAATAAAGGCCGGATTCGTTAATGAGCCATCCTCCGCGTTGCCCTAAACTCGACGCCGTTTTGTCGTTGAGTTTGTCATCTTCGTCCACATGCATCGCGATAGCTTTGTTTGTATCGGTGTACCCAAGTACCCCTGCCACATCTTTCCCCACAAACCACGGCTGCCCGTTCATCTCCACTGTGCGGACTTCCTGTCCGTGATAAACAAATATCTTGATGTTCTGTTGCTGTTCCGCCTGCAAATTCCTTGCCGTGTCCAGCACCTTTGCACGGTTTTCATCGGTCAAAATGTTAAATGCATTCAATATTGTTTCGTTCATAATATCATACCTTCCAAAATTAAAAAGTTGTTGCCCAGCCGATAAAGGTGTGATATAATGTGTTCACAAACCTTTATGGGTTTGGCGTTGCGAATAGCCGAGTGCCTGCCAAAGCTGACGGCTATTCTTTTTCATTGGCTACTGTCTCCCGAATTGCTTTTCGGATAAACTCAGATAGTGCGATCGAATCGCGTTTGCAACGCTCACGCAATTTCGCTTTATCCTGCGGGGCTATTCTTACAAAAAGCCTTTCATCCTTGAACCCCTCGCGTGATTCACTTCTGCGGCGCATATTTCTCACCTCCCTTCCTATTGGTTGCGCACATGATAGCACATGTGTCTGTTTGGAGCAAATCGAATACGGAAAAAATTTTTCGTGCATTTTTGGGAGCCCGTGGCGGGCATACAAGATTTGCAACGCCAAAAGCTTCCCGCGATGCACCATGACGAAGGTTAGTTATCGTCACTTTTTTCTTGATACAAATAATCAATACCTTTTCTTACGATCTCCGAGCGCGTCAGGTTTTCCCTTTTACATACCGTGTCTAATTTATTCACAGTATCGGTGTCCATTCTAACACGCAGCATATAGTCTTTGGGGGTATCGGTCAGTTTTGTACCCTTTTTCAGTGCAGCCATAAATTCACCTCCTTTGTTGCTACAAACATAGTATACTGTGTTGCTACAAACTTGTCAACCCCTTTTTTATCATTTTCAAAAAAATATTTCGGGATAAAAAAGGGTGTCACTTGAAATGACACCCCTGAACGGTTATTTCCGTGCAATATCGGCACGAATAAGGCTTTTTATATAACCGGCCTTGTTCGGCACACTGTCCAGCTTTTCCACGATATCAGCTTCGGTGTTCACGAAAACTTTAATTGTGTACATTCTTGTTTTTGCCTTGTCATAGCGCTCTTTCGCGGTGATTTTGCGGGTTTCGTCCATGTGTAACCTCCTGAATTGACATCCGGGGCAAGATGTGGTATATTTGAAGTGCAAAGAAAAGGTGGCGGCAAGTCCACCCTGTCTTTGTTTCGAATTTGCAACCTCATTTACTGGGGTTGCTTTTTGTTTCTTCCAGCAACTCGATAACTCTGTCAACCTGTCCGGCTTTGAGCATATCCAGTATCATGGAGATAAGCAGGTCAAATTCTTTGGTTGTCACGCTCATTGTATCCCTCCTTTCCCGTCTTGCCACGTCACTCGTCAATCCCTTGACTGTGCTTATATTATAACATGGGTATTACCCGTTGTCAACACTTTTTTGTGTAAAACGGAAAATATTTTTTTATTAACTTGCGGGTAACTTGCGTTAAAATGCAGTTCAAAACCTCAAAATATAGCTTTGATTTGCGATAAAGCACAATATGTAGTATGCTTAATGCATAATGTAATGAATTATCTGCATATATCGTTACGAAAAAGGAGGCAGAAAGGCGTGCAATCGGATTTTACGATAATAACGCACAAATTCCCGCAGAACCGCGACCTCACAATTATCCCTATTGCCGATGTACATCTGGGCGCAGCGGAGCACTTGGCTGCCGAATGGATAAAATTAGTGGAATATGTTCGTGACACGCCCGATGTGTATGTGACGCTCGGCGGCGATCTGATAAACAACGCCACACGCAGCAGCGTATCTAATATTTTTGATGAAACAATGCGTCCCCGCGAACAAAAAAAGCGCATGGCAGAGCTGCTCACCCCTATTCGGAACAGGATTCTGTGCGCCGTTTCGGGCAATCACGAACGCAGAAGCGGCAAAGACGCAGACGATGACGGCGTATACGACATAATGTGCAAGCTCGACCTTGAAGACCTATACCGGGAAAATATGGCCTTCGTGAAGCTGCAAATAGGCAATCCGAACAATAACGGCCAAACCAACCCGACATATATCCTGGCCGTCACGCACGGTGCGGGCGGCGGTGCATTGCCGGGTGGCATTATAAACCGTAACGAACGCTTCGGATACGCGCTGGACGGTGTAGATGCGCTCATTGTAGGACATTCTCACAAGCCCATGATGAGTCAGCCTGCAAAGCTGCATGTTGACCCGCACAATAACCGGGTGTCCGTTCGCCCGTTCAAGGTAGTTGTCGGCTCTGCCTTCCTCGGATACGGCGGGTACGCAGCACAAAAAATGCTCTTGCCCACTTCGCACAGCATACAGATCTTGAAACTTTACGGCAAAAGAAAGCATATGGAGGTATCGATGTGAAAAAGATAGGATTTCAGAAACAGGCTGAACCCGAACAGGGCAACGATGCAGTGAACCACCCGGCGCATTACACGGACGGCGGCATTGAAACGATTGATTTTATCGAAGCGAAACGGCTGCCGTATCATCTGGGCAATGCCGTGAAGTACATTTCGCGGGCGGGAAAGAAAGACCCGGACAAGACAATTCAAGACCTCGAAAAAGCGATCTGGTACATCGGCAGGTACATAGATTTGCTAAAAAAATAA